AAAGGTCGTTACTAATGATTAAACGTGGCAAAGAAGAGTTTTCAGGGTATAACAAGCCTAAAGCTACGCCGAAGCATCCAACTAAGAGTCATGTTGTGTTAGCCAAAGAGGGTGACAACGTGAAGCTCATTAGGTTTGGACAGCAGGGTGTTAGCGGTGCTGGTGCTTCTCCAAAGACTGAGAAGGACAAGAATAGGCAAGAAAGCTTTAAGGCAAGGCATGCTGCCAACATTGCTAAAGGCAAGATGTCAGCAGCCTATTGGGCTGATAAGGTTAAGTGGTGAATGATGAAAATAAAATCTACTGTTAACGCTGCTGGTAATTACACCAAACCAACAATGCGTAAGGCATTGGTGGCTAAGGTGAAGGCTGGTAGCAAGGGTGGTGACCCCGGCGAGTGGAGCGCTCGTAAGGCGCAGATGGTTGCCAAAGAATATAAAGCTAAGGGTGGTGGATACAAATGAGCAAGAGTCAAACACATTATTTGCCTGACGGTAAAGTTTATGTTGGTGAGACACACAAGGCTGGCAAAGTCTTGATGACAGGTGCTAAGCATAGCGCCACCAGCAAAGTGCTTACGCATACAGCACCAAAGCCAAAGAAGAAGAAATGAAAGCACCTCAGAAGTCTTTAAAGGATTGGGGCGACCAGAAATGGAAAACAAAGTCTGGTAAGCCTTCCTCTGAGACAGGAGAACGCTACCTGCCTGAGAAGGCCATTAAGGCTTTGTCTTCACAGGAATATGCTGCCACCACCAAAGCCAAGCGTGAGGGCACAGCAAAGGGTAAGCAGTTTGTTGCTCAGCCAAAGAGCGTAGCAAAGAAGACGGCTAAGTATCGTTAGTTATGTATGTAGCACAGTTCATTGTATGCATGGCACAGGTGTGTACTTTGTTAGAACGAGAGCCATATGTTATGCACACCAACATAGGAAGCTGCAAACTTGCAGCGTCTATGCAAATGAAAGAGTTGGTGGTTTTGTTGAAAGACAAACCTATTGAAGCTGTAGCGGTTGTCTGTATAGATCGCACTAACAGCATTGTTTAAATGAAAGAAATGAAATGGCTACTGAAACTCCCGCACAAATGGCAGCACGATTCCGCAAGATGGCACAAGACCCAAAGCTGCCACAATCTGTAAAGAATACATATCTCGACAAAGCTAATGAAGTTGAGAAAGCAGCTGCTAAGCCTACAATGAATAAGGGTGGTGCGATGATGCCACAACGTGGTAGCCGTACAGCCAAGCATAAAGAAACAAAGATGATGGGTGGTGGTTATGCCATGAAGGAGCCAATGACTAAGATGGCTAAAGGTGGCATGCCAATGGTTGAGAAAGATGGCATGAAGGTGCCAGCTTTTGCTGCTGATGGCAAAGGCAAGATGGCTAAGGGTGGCATGGTGAAGAAAGCCGGTAAGCCTGTTGTTGCCATCATGATTGGTGTTGCTAAGCCAGCTGCTAAGCCAATGGCTAAGAAGAAGTAAGATGCCCAAGAAAGAAGACAATGTTCAGGTTACTGGCGGTGGCGGTACTTTTAAAAACGAATACGCCTCTGGCAGCAATGTCGGTGGGCGTGTTGGTTATACAAAGCAGCTTGACGAAGACTCTAGCATCACTGGCGGTCTTAGTGGCTACAAGTCTAGGATTAAGTTTGGTACACCAGAGGGTGATAAAACTTTTAAAAAGTCTGAGCTTACTGGAGTTGATCTTACTTACAGAAAAGACGATAGCTCGTATGGTATTAATGTCCGTAAAGAAGGCAAAGATAACAAAGTGATGTTGAACTATAACAAGTCTTTTGCTAAAGGTGGTGTGGTTGCCAAGGCTCCAGTGAAAGCTGTTAAGAAAACTAAGATGGCTACCGGTGGTATGACACCTAAGCAAACAGCCAAGATTGGCAAAGTGATGGGTGAGTTTAAGGACAAAGGCTTGCATAGTGGTAAGGGTGGCAAAGTTGTCACCAACCCTAAGCAAGCCATTGCCATTGCATTGTCCGAAGCTAAAGTAAAACAGAAGAAGAAATAAGTATGGCTACCAAGAATAGAACAGTTGGTAAAGAGTTGTTGACAACTAACAGCACCATCTACACTGTACCTCCAAGATTTGTAGCCAGTGTAGATAGCATTATTATTTCTAATGCAAATTCTAGCACTGTAACATTTTCACTCGATTGGTATGATTCAAAGACTACAACATTTTATACCATTGCTGAACAAGTATCTATCAGTGGTCACAGCTATGTACAGATTGTAGATGGATTTATTCTACAACCTAATGACACCCTACGTGGACTAGCTTCTGTTGCAAGTGTAATCACTATATCTGTTAGAGTAAAAGAAGAATATCTGACGGCACCCCAATAACGAAAGACTAAAATGGCAACAAAGAAAGTATTGACCGAACAACAACAGAAGTTCATTGAGGTGTTGTTTGCTGAAGCTAATGGTGATCCAGTGAAAGCTCGTAAGCTTGCTGGCTATGCTGAAGGCTCTTCTACCAAAGTCATTATGTCTGCACTCAAGGAAGAGGTCATTGAGGCTACACAGCTGTTTATGGCTATGAATGCACCACGAGCAGCTATGGCTGTTATCAGCGGCATCACAGACCCGACAGAGCTTGGCATGCGCGATAAGCTCAATGCTGCCAAAGACTTGCTTGATCGTGCCGGTCTTGCTAAGACAGATAAGATTCAGGTTGAGGCTACTGGTAGCAACATTATGTTCCTTCCTCCAAAAGACGATGCGTGATTTAGGTGCATGGATATTGCCACAACCCATTGAGGAAAATGTATGGGTACCAATTCCAAGATTTCTAAGGTCTAGTGCTGTTCCATTTGGATACACGCTAGATAATCCAGATGATGATTTCTTTCAACCAGTTCCGTTAGAACTTGAAGCACTGGAACAGGCTAAGAAATATNTAAAGCAATACAGCAGTAGGCTTGTTGCTAATTGGTTGGTAAAACAAACTGGCAGATACATCTCTCATGTTGGTTTGTTAAAGAGGATAAAGAGTGAACAGTCCCGTAAAAGAAAAGCTACAACTTACCGCAACCTTGCCAGAAGGCTCGAAAAAGCAATCAAGGCCGCGCAAAGCTACGAGCAAAAACTCCAACGGACAGAGCAAACAAAGTTCTTCGAAAGAGACTACTACACCTCCCTCATCGACAAAGCAACCGAATTTAATAACAGAGACAACAATACCGTTTGATACACAGTATGCCACTGAAGATGTGGTGTTTAAGCCCAATGTTGGACCACAAACATCCTTCTTAGCTGCTGCTGAACGCGAAGTATTGTATGGTGGTAGTGCTGGTGGTGGTAAAAGCTACGCAATGTTNGCTGACCCGTTGCGTTATATGTACCATCCTCAGTTTTCTGGCCTACTGTTGCGCCACACTACAGAGGAATTGCGAGAACTGATCTGGAAGAGTCAGGAGATATACCCCAAAATCATCCCCGGCATCAAGTGGAGTGAGCGTAGGATGCAGTGGGAAGCCCCATCTGGTGCCAAACTGTGGATGTCCTTCCTTGATAGGGACGAAGATGTCATGCGATATCAGGGTTTGAGCTTCTCATGGGTAGGTTTTGATGAGTTGACGCAGTGGAAGACCCCGTTTGCATGGAATTACATGCGTTCTCGACTACGAACAGGTGCTTCCGACCTGCCAGTGTACATGAGAGCGACCACTAACCCCGGCGGTCCGGGACATGCGTGGGTAAAGAAGATGTTTATTGACCCTGCCCCATTCGGTGAAGCGTTTTATGCCACCGATATTGAGACAGGCGACACAATGGTGTACCCAAAGGGGCATAGCCGTGAAGGCCAACCCCTGTTTAAGCGTAGATTCATCCCTGCTAGGCTGTATGACAACCCTGCACTGGCAGCTTCTGGTGATTATGAGACTATGTTGCTGTCTCTACCAGAGAATCAGCGTAAACAATTGCTTGAAGGTAGCTGGGATGTAGCAGAAGGTGCAGCATTTAGTGAGTTTAACAGGGATATTCATGTAGTTGACCCCTATAATATACCCAATAACTGGACTAAATTCAGGGCTTGTGACTACGGATATGGTAGTTTTTCCTGTGTTTTATGGTTTGCTGTAGCACCAGATGAGTCCATTGTAGTGTACAGAGAACTGTATGTTACCAAGGTATTGGCAGAAGATTTGGCTGCTATGGTGCTAAATCTTGAACAAAATGAAAGTATACGGTATGGAGTTCTTGATAGTTCTACTTGGCATAAACGTGGTGATACTGGCCCTTCAATTGCTGAGCGCATGATAATGCGTGGTTGTCGATGGCGACCCGCTGATCGCAGCGCTGGCAGCAGGGTGGCTGGTAAGAATGAAGTGCATCGGCGTTTACAGGTTGATACCTTCACTGAGAAGCCACGAATGAC